ATGAGCCGTGCCCGCTTCTGGGCGCTGAGTCTGCTCTTTCGAGTATACACGGAACCATCCTAGCACGAAGCCGTGTGCTTAGCTAGGACAGCCCCAAAAAATATTGGCTTGGCCTCTGATGCCAAGCGCATTCTGAGGCTACAGCAAAGCGAGTGATTTGTCTTGGCTTGTTTGCTCTGGCCGGAGCTGCTGCGGCAGATCATGCACCGGATCTGTCATCAGCGGGCAAGAGCGCCCACGCGACAAAGAGCCCGCGCAAAGGCGCGGGTCTTTATCGCCCAGGGGGCCGCGAAGAGGACGAGAAGGGGCCGTTTCAGGCTGTCCGGAATCGTGCGGGGCTATTTGATGCGCCACCTGGAAGGTGCGAACTCGACGACGTGAAACGTCTTTGTGGCGTTGCACTTGGGGCATTCCACGGAAATGACCGGGGCAAGGGGATACTCGGTCATGACATGCTTGCAGCCACAGACAAAGACAGGACGGGGCAGGCCCTTGCCGCACGGCGCCAATGAACCAGTGATTGTTTTCATGGCCTCGCAGTAACAGCGGGTCACGCAGAAGTCCAGAAAACAGACGGGCCGTGCTTTTTTTACGAGCGAACAGCGAGGACTCCCAAGACGTGACGGGCAAGCCTTCTCATGCCTTGTGCCGCCACAATACCAAAGCCTGGGGGAAGACAACACCCACTGAGGCTTTCGGGAGATGCTCCAAACTGACTTCTTTTGTCCCTCTCCTTGCCGATCTATGCTTCTCATTCTCGGCTTGCTCAAGTAAGTTATTAGGTTGATGGAATGACGCGTCTGCACAGCAAGATGCCGCCTTGGGGTGACCTTGACCAGCTATGACGGATTATTTTGACATATAACGAGCATTGGCGAAAATCTGGAGTACCACCACGTGAAACGATTCAGTATTCTTGCAATATCCTTTGCGTTGCTTCTTGCGTGCGGAGCGTTTTCCTCCCTGTATGCCGCCTGGGCGCGGGATACCAGCAAGCCCATGCCCGAACTTTTCAAGGCCATTGACAAAGGCGACCTGGCCCGGGCGCGTGCCGCCATGGACAGCGGCGCAGACGTGAATGGCGTGTATGACCGAGACACCATGCTCTGCTGGGCGCTGCGAAACAAAAATCCGGAGATCACGAAGCTGCTCTTGCAGTCTCCCAGGCTGGACGCTAACAAGCGGAGCGTGGATTACGACGCCTTTGGCGAATGGGAGCGCACGCCGCTCATCCTTGCCGCCTACATGGGCCAGGCAGAGGCCGTTGAGCTTTTGCTGCAACGCGGCGCCAAGGTGAATGCGCGTGACCGGACAGATAGAGTGCCTGAGGCGCGTGGCAATACCGCGCTGATCAAGGCGGCACAGAGGGCTCACACGGAAGTGATCCGGGTGCTGCTCGCCCAGGGAAAGGGCATTGAGGTCGATGCGCAGACCAAGGATGGCGAGACGCCGCTGTGGTTCGTTGTGGAGGCCGAGGACCTGGAAGCGGTGAAGCTGCTGCACGACCATGGCGCTAAAATCAACCACACGAACAACTTTGGCAGCTCCATGCTTGTCGGCACATTTTTGCACAAGAGATTTGAAGTATTGGACTACCTTGTCGCCAAGGGCGCGGACATCAACATGGCGGACAGTGCCGGGCACACGCCGCTCATGACGGCCATCACCTCGCTTGGCGGCAAAAACGCAAAATCGATCTTCAAGTTTGTGGAAAAATTCCTCACGTACAAGCCGAAGCTGGATTTTGAGCAGATCAAGGGCGGCGGTGGCGGATACTCCGCCATGCATCTCGCCGCGCGCATAGGTGTCGTGGACGCTGGTAAGCTGCTCCTGGATAACGGCGCCAGCATCGACATCAAGAGTTTGGCCACGGGCGGCACCCCCCTGCATACCGCCGCCAGCGCGAACCAGATTGATTTCGCGAAGTTTCTGCTGAAACGCAAGGCGAACCTGGAAATTTACGACTCCAGCGGCTCCACTCCGCTCATGCTGGCCGTGCAACAGTCAGACGAGGACATGGTGGAGGTTCTGGTCGATGCCGGAGCGGCCATCAACATAAAGTCGCCGGTCAATGTCCTGGTGACCCCGCTGGTGTACGCGGCTTCGAACCCCGACCCCTTCAAGCACAAGGACAACCTCGCCATCATCAAGTACCTCGTGGGCAAAAAGGGCGACATAGATTTTCAGGCCGCAAACGGACTGACCGCGCTCATGGCTGCGGCCTCGCAGTCCGATACGTCGCAAGGCTATGAGCGCGGGGCCTTGCTGGTCAGCAAGGGGGCCAAACTCGACGTTGTGAACGACAAAGGGGAGACAGCGTTGATGCTTGCGGCGGGCGCGGGCAATGAAAAACTCGTGAAGCTCCTCATGGTCAAGGGCGCGGACGCACAGAAGAAGAACGGCGCGGGCGAAACGGTCATGAGCTACGCCAGCCGAGCCGGCAACAAGGACAGTGCAGCGTTCCTCGAATCAAAAGGCTTCAAGCCGGAGGCTCCCATCATCAGAAAGAACGTCATCGTCGGCGCGCTGGTCGGCACCTGGCAGGGCTTTCAGGATGGGCTTCCCATGGCCCTGTATACCATTATCCTGAACAAGAACGGTACCTTTGACTTCAACTCCAAATTGACACCGGAAGTCATGAAGCAATACCCCAAGGGGGCCATGAAAGCGACCATCGCCGCCCAGAAGGGGACGTATACCTTTAACGACGACACCATGATCTGGAACCCTGTGGGCGCGCCGCCCACGTCCATGAAGTGGAAATTGGAGAACGGCATGTTGATCATCGACAACAAGATCAGGCTGAAGAAAGCGAAGTAACCCCGCAGGAGCGTCGGCGAACCATCGGCAAAAACACGAAACGAGAAGCCCCCAGACGTGATGTCTGGGGGGATCTTTGTAATCTTTAGACATTTTGCTTTGATCTGAGGGGACCGGGTGTCGGCGTGGTGCCCTCGACAGGAATCGAACCTGTGGCACCAGGATTAGGAATCCTATTGACCGCCTTTGACCTTGTGCCACTAGGCATGACAACAGTCTGAAAAAGCAGCGTATCGCGTGATCCCAGGTTGACCTTGAGCGGAATTGACATGCCCGAGCGTTGGGGCCATGTTGGGGCCATATGAGCCGCACGCTGCACCCAACGGACTACCCAGGCGTTCGTTACAGAGAACACCCTACCAGAAGGCGAGGCCCAAAGCCAGACCGCTACTTCTTTATTCGCCACACCTATGCTGGCAAGACGTACGAAGAAGGCCTGGGCTGGGCGAGTCAGGGCTTTAGCGCTGTGCAGGCCAACGGAATTTTGTCCGAGCTGCGTCAGAACCAGAAGCTCGGACGCGGCCCCGTCACGCTCGCGCAGATGCGAGCAGAGGCGGACAAGGCCAGAGCTGAGGCGGAAGAGACGGCCAAGAGCGCGCAAGCAATTCCGGCGACCTTTGACAAGCTGGCTGACGCGTACATGATCTGGGCCAAGAAAAACAAGATTGACCACGCCTCCGATGAGCGCCGTCTTCGCCTGCACATCCTTCCGGTGCTTGGTGTTCTCACTCTGGGCAAAATCCGCCATCATGACATCGAAACGCTTAAGGATGGGCTGATTGAGAAGAAGCTCGCCCCGGCAACCGTCAAGCACTGCATTGTCCTGGTGCGCATGGTTTTCAACCGCGGGCGGGAAATATACGGCTTGCCTTTTGCCGATCTGGTGGGAGAGAACCCGACCACGGGCATCAAGCTGGCCAAGCTGAGGAACGGTCGTCTGCGCTACCTCAAAAAGAAGGAGAGCGACAAACTCCTCCAATACGCTCTGGAACATGATCCGATGCTGCACAACATCATCCTGCTCTGCCTGTACACAGGGCTGCGGCGTAGCGAGATTGAGCGCATGCAGGCCCTGGACGTTGATATCGATGGTCGAGTGCTGCATGTCCGGGACGCCAAAGGCGGAGCCAATGAAACCGTGGACATCCAGGAGTTCCTGGTGCCTATGATGGAAACGCTCACGGATGATCTCAAGCCATCTGACCTGGTCTTTGCATCCTGGCGCACTGGTGGCCAGCTCAAGAGCATCAGCCGCCGGTTCAAGGATATTGTTGATGGCCTTGGACTCAACGAAGGGATTGAGGACAAACGCCATTTCGTGGTCTTCCACACCTTGCGACACACCTTTATATCCTGGCTGGTGCTCCAGGGCGAGGATATGCACACCGTGCAAATGATGGCCAGGCACCGCAGCTATGAGATGACTCTCAGATACTCGCATCTTGCCCCCGGTGGGAAACGGCGGGCGGCAAACCGGCTTGAGCGGCCAGGCTCAACCGATGGACACGCCCCGGCAAAAACTCGCCGGCACTCCTGAGCTGCTCCATACCCCGGCTCTGCACCAGCCAGACCAATAGATTGCGCGTCGGGTAGGCAACGCACGAACCAATGGCCACTCTGCCCTGCGGCCCTTTGCCCCGGCTGTCTTCCTTGGCCAGACATCCTGTGGTAATGATCCCTCCAAGAAACCAACCCACCTCTTTGCGGGCGATGACCGGCGGAAGCTGCTCTTCCCATGCTCGGACAAAGACAATCTGCTCATCCGAGAGGCCAGACTTTTCAAGTAGCATGGCTTCGCTCACATCCACCCCCACGAAAAGGCCACGCCTGCGGCCCACACCACGGTGAAATATGCGGACATGGCGAACATGCCCCACTTCCTTTCGCGCCAGAGCACGACAAGCCAGAACGGCTGGCCCAAGAACGAGACAAAGTATCCCCATCCGGCGGCAGCAACGCCGCCGAACACGATAAGGGTCGCACCCACAGCGCCCAGCACGAGAATGGCGATCTGGCTGAAGTTGATCCGCCCCCGCCCCACCAGCACGTCAATCAGCCAATACTTGCCGCGCACCAGCCACGGCCCGACGCGGCGACCGAGGCCGAACGCGCTGGCCAGGATCATGACGATGATGCCGAAGATGATGACGCCGATGGCGAAAAGGCTGATGGTGATGTCTTTCATGCAAGCCCCTCCACGGGCCGCAGCCTGCCCACACTCACGCCCAGCGGCCCGAGAACCAGCAGAAACGTCCTTGTCCACATGCCGCCCGCGATGATGGGGTCCGGGCGCAGCAGGCCCACGCGGATGAGCTTGCCCTTGTAGGTGCAGCCCCACGGGCGGGAAGTCTCCCACACGACGCGCCATATCCAGCCGCGCCAGATGCCGTCAGCAGCTTTCATGCTTCCTCCCTTACCCGGTACACGCAGCCCACATACACCTCGCCATTGAACAGCTCCTCGCTGCTCATGAGCCCGGCCTCGATTTGCAGCGCCAGGGCAGCCTTGACGGCTTGCACGCTCTCGCCGGTAGCGCGGGCCACGTAGGCCGCTGTGCAGCCTTGCGCGCCAGCCTGGCGCACCGTGGCGACGATGCTGGTGATGGCGGAGTTAGGATTCATCTTCTACGCCCCCCCCCCCAGGCCGGGCAAAAACAGCAGCTTGCTTGTGACATCAGCCACATTCACTATGACTTCTCGCTCGCCGGGCTGGCCGTCTTTGCGGATCATCCGCCCGATGAGCACCTTGCTCCCGGCCACGTCCACGCGGATTTCGCCGCTGCGGTGTCTGCGCGAGAAAATGCGGTCGCCTGTCTTGATCTTGGCCATCACATCACCTCCAGCAGCGCCCGCTCGTGCTTAATTCGACGCAACTCGCGCTCCAGCCGCTCACGCTCAGTCTTAACCTTGATTTGCAGGCTGGCGACACTTAGGCCGTCCCGCAGGATTCCAGCGCAGTCTAGGCGGCGCAGGGCCGAGTACAGGAACCGCTTATCGGCGCGGTCAATGTAGTGATCCTGCAAATGCACTGGCTCAGCCTCGCGCCGAATGATGCGCCCATGGATAGACAAGAGACCCCAACCTTGCGGCAGTTTAGCCTGGGCGATGATGCCCGCCGGGGCCATGTAGAAGCGCAGATTTCCCATGCCGTGGTTTGAATTGCGGCGGTGCCACTTCTTCGCATCCCGCAAAAAGTCGGCCCTGCTCACCTTCACCTCGACGATGCAGGACGTTCCGCCGGAGTCCAAACCCCATGCGTCGGGTATCTCCCCTTGCGCTGTGTAGAGTTCTGGCAGGGCCACCTTGAAGCCATTGCGGCGCAGCCATGCCGTCGCACGGGCCACCAAGAGAGCGTGCGTCATGTTGCTCACAACACCCCCAGCAGCGGCAGCGCCCTCGTCACGCGCGCGACGTCGGTCACAAAGTCTTCGGTGTAGTTGGCGGCCACAAGGGCGGCCATAGGCGGCGGGGAAACGCTGTTGCCGCACATATGCACCTGCTCGGCCTTGGTGAGCGAAAGGCCCTGGCGCGGATCGTCGCCGATGATGTACGAGTCCGGGAAGCCCTGGGCGCGGTACAGCTCGCGCGGCTGCAACATGCGCAGGCCGATGTCCGAGATAATGTACAGCTCGCCGCCCAGGATGACCTCGCCCGCAAAGGCGTCGGCCAGCAGGCCCGCGAAGTCATCCAGCCGCCAGCCCCAAGCCTTGGCCGCTTTGCTTTGCCGGTGCCAGCGCAGCAGCGCGCGCACTTCGGCGGCGTGATTGCCCGCCGGGCGCGCCTCGACCACGGCCATGCGGTCCTTGGTGGTGACAGTCGCCGCCGGGGCGTTTGCAGGCTGGCCGCCGCCCTGGCCGTAGTATTTGATCAGGCACGCGGCCCGGACCTCGCCCAGGTGGGTTCCGCCGCTGGTGATGGTCGGCATGGGCTCATCCACCGGCTGGCCGTCCTTACACGTGCCGCGCAGCTTGACCAGGTGCGAGGTCATGAGCGCGTGGGTGTTGCCCGTGCTGGCCCGCTTGGGGCGTCCTCCGGCCATGACAGTGTGCAGGGGCTCATCGAGTGAACTGCCCACGCTGCCCGTGTTCAGCTTCTGAATGCTGGCCGCCACCAGGCTGTGATGGTCCACGGTGGTGACGGTGCCGAGGGGCTGCTCAAGCTCCTGCCCGACCACTCCGGTGTAGTGCTTGGCCAGGTGCGCGGCTACGAGCGCGTGCTTCTGGCCTCCGGCCACGATGGTGCCCAGGGGCTTATGCAGGTCCAAGGTGCGGGGGGATTGGCCCTCGCGTTCGCCGTAGCCGGTCTGGATGAGCGTGGGCGCAATGACCGCCTGATGGTTCTCGGTCATCAGCGTGCCGAAGGGCTTGCTCACCGGCACCGGCTTGCCCGCGTACACAGGCCCGCCAGCCCCAGCCAGGAATGGAGTCACAAGGGCATGGGACGGTTTCTGTGTCACGGTCCCAAGCGAGCGATCCACGCTTTGCCCTTGGAAAGCAGGGTTGCTGCTATGGTTTGGGCAGACAATGTACGGCGTCACCAGCGCGTGCCGGTTCTCCGTGGTCTGGGTGCCCAGCAGGCCGTCCATGCCGCAGCCCCGGAAGTCCTCGGCCTTCTTCGGCCCGTAGTAGGTCACGACGAACGGCTTGGCGCTCTGGATCACGTACCGCTCTATCCCCTCGGCAATGCGGTGCAGGGTGGCCTCGGCCAGGGCGCGCTTGCGCTCGAAGATCGACGGGCACGGGATGCGCCAGTCGATGCACTCCGCAGCCGTGCGCCAGGGCAGCATCTTGCCGCTCTGCACGGCCTTGCTGGCGGGGTTGCCGTGCGTGGGCTCGGGCCACACGATGGGCCTGCCGTCGCGCCGGGCGATCAGGAACAGGCGCTTGCGGATGGTGGGCGCGCCGTAGTCGCACGCGCGCAACTCCCGGTGCTGGACCGCGTAGCCTTCGGCACGCAGCGCCCGCAGAAAACGCTTCCAGGTTTCCCCGGCGCGCGCCTTGATGGGCACGCCGCTGGCGTCCAGCGGCCCCCAGGAGGTGATCTCCTCCACGTTCTCCATGGTGATGATGTTTGGCCGCACCTCGCGCGCCCACTTGACGATGGTCCAGGGCAGATCGCGGATCTTCTCGTCGCGGTTCGGCGCCGCGCCCTTGGCCTTGGAGAAGTGGCGACAGTCCGGGCTGGCGTGCAAGAGCGCCACGGGGCGGCCTTGGCAGGCCCAGCGTGGCGGGCAGGTCCAGATGTCCTGCTGCACGTGCAGCGCGCCCGGGTGGTTCGCCTGGTGCATGGCGATGGCCGTCTCGGAGTGGTTGACCGCCACATCCGGATGCTCGCCAGTGGCCAGGAACATGCCCCAGGCCGCGCCGCCGCCCCCGCAGAACAGGTCAACCTTGATGGGGCGCATCATGCGGTGGCCTCCATGCGCTGGCGCTTGTAAAAACTCTCCGTGGTCCAATCACCCTCGTATGGCTCAATGACATAGATAGTGTGCTTGTCGCCGTGGCCCCAGCGCGTCGGCTTGCCTGAAACCCACTCGAACTCGCTGGGGTAGAGCCCCAGCAGTTTGCCGTTGCCAGCCTCGATGCTCACGGCTCCGTATGCGTTCATGTAGGCCTTGTGGACTCCAGGGCCAGCGGCAGTACCGCAAAAAATTAGATCGCCGCAGACGTGCTTGAGCACGCGCACCGTGGGAGTCTCGCCCGCCGGGATGTGTTGGGGGACTTCTCTGCGCTCACGCATGGGGCACCTCCGTGCGCGAAAGGGCTTCGGCGCGCGGCTTGTCGGGGTTAGCCCCGAAGTGGACGTCCGAGCATTCGGCGCAATACCAGCAGCCGCACCAATGGCACTTGCGGGCGTGGAGGATGGACACGTTGCGCCCGCAACCTGCGCAGAACAGGGAGTAGCCCCGCGCAGGCATGATGAGATCGAGGGCGGCGCTCATGCCGGCACCTCAGCGCTATTCGCCAGCGCAAAGCGCGCGAGGATCGGCGCGTCGTCATCGAAGGCTACCGCCATGGCTGCACAGCAAATCTCGCAGTAGTGGCAGCTTCGCATTTCTCCGTCGACGACGGCCGTTTCAACACGGTGGTGCGTGCCAGCGTAGGCAGGCTGGAAGCAGATCATGCACGTGGTGTCTTTCCTGGCCAGGACTATCTTGTCGCTGATCAGACGTATTTCCTCGTCTCGGTCCTCAAAGGGGGGGTATTCCATGCACGCTTTGATTTGTTCAGGCGTCAGCATTGGGCACCTCCGTGGCGGCGAGGGCGGCTCTGGCAAGTCGTTTGGCTCTGACTCGCCCTTCGCAGGTGCGGACCTGCTGGCTCAGCTCGATGATGCGGATTGCCACGGCTGCAACCTGGGCGGCTTCGCGGATGACGCCGTGCGGGCCGTCGATGTCGCCCTTGAGAATGGCCGAGGCCAGCTCGCCGTGCTCATCGTCCAGCACATTGAGCGCCAGGGCCAGCGTGGGCTTGAACGCGGGGTACTTGGACTTGGCGCGGCGCAGCTCGGCCAGCACCAGCAGCATGTCCTTGCGGCCCGGATGCTCCACCAGCTGGCCGCAGAGCTGGGCCTCCAGCTCGCGGCAGCGGCGGGCATGGCATGCTATTACTCCGACGGCAGGACGAAGGCCTAAATCTATCAGCCGATCTGCGGTGCACTGCGGGCAAAGCAGGCCAGCGCCTTCCGGCTTGCCAGCGGGCTTGATGAGTTCCCACACGTCGTCCGGCACGCTCACGTCCAGGGTGTACAGCTGGCCGCAGCACTGACAGGTGCAGCCGGGCATCGCCTGCGCCAGCTTACCCATTGGGCACCTCGCTCCACTCCTGGCCATCGAGGACGCGGCCAGCCTTGCGGGTGCCGACGCGCTTCGGCTCACCAGCCCCAAAGGAATCAACCTTGTAGTGGGGCCTGCCTCCGGTCACGTTTCGCGCGCCATCTATGTACTCGAAGTCCCAGGGCGCCCACTCCCCCCACTGCTTGAAAAAGAACGGCACGCCCGCGCTGGTGCACTGGTCCCGCAGGCTGCGCGGCCAGTCCGGGTGCATGGGCCGGGCCTTCGCGCCGGTCTCTCCGCCGCAGATGACCCAGCCAAGCAGCTTGAGCAGATCGGGTGGGATAACCACCGGCCCGAGCATGGGCTCGATGGAGAGAAACAGACGCGCGCCGCCGGGCATCTTGAGCATGTGCTTCGCGGTCTCGTCCATGCTGGCCTGATCCCACACGGTGGTGCCGTGCAGGACGTTGCGCAGGAGCCAGGGGTGCGGATTGGCCTGTATCTGTGCCTCGGACAAGTCCTTGTTGAGCATCCACGCGAGATGGGCCGTGTCCATTCCGCTGACGAAGCGCTGCATCCGCTCCGGCCTCTTGGTCAGCAACATGAAGGTGTGCTGCGGGCACAAGACCATGACCGCGAAGAGGCGGTCCAACCACTCGTCCTTCACGCCCTCGTGGAACACATCGCCCATGTTGCCCACGAAGATCATCTGCGGCTTGCGCCAGTGCAGGGGATCGGTCAGCCGCTCCGGGTGGAAGCGCACCATGGCGAAAGGCGTGGAGTAGCACGGGGCCATCTTCTTGCCCGCCAGCAGGGCCTTGTGGCGCTGCGTGTGCAGGACTTCGGCGTAGCAGTTGGCGCAGGCCGGAGAGCACTTGGTGCAGCCGGTGATGAGGTTCCAAGACTTGGTCCACCAGATCATGACGCCACCGCCTTTGCCGGGCTTTCAGCCGCGTCGAGCATTTCTTCCATGGCCTCGGTGCCGCGGGCCGGAAACAGCACCGACGCCAGGGCCGGGCGAATTGCATGGCCGACAACCTGCATGGGCTGGCGGGTCAACTCATCCACAATGTCATCATGCAAGCCGTGGTCGCGGTTTTCCAGGTGCGCGGACACGTAGTCCACCAGGTGGCGCGGCTCCACGCCCTCGGGCACTTTGGCGCTTACGATGACGACGGCGGCGATTGCGTGCAGCGCGCAGGGCTCGGCCTGGGGCTCATTGCGGCGGTCGGGGGTGATGGTGGTGGTCATGGCTACTGCCTCCCTTCGGTGGCCGCGATCTGCGCCATATTGCGGTCCCGCACGTGCTGGCGCAGGAACGGGCGGCGGCGCATCTGCTCAAAGTGCATGCAATCGTCGGCATGCTGGCAGCGGTCTTCAGCGTCCAAATCGCCAGAGCCTTCGGGCATTGCCTCACCATGCTCATCCGTTTGGGTGATTGTGATTCTGCCGTTTCTGCTGCTGACCATTAGGTTTCCTTTGGCCCAAAACGGCTCGCTTCCTCCGGGCGTGGCAACGTGTAGCTCGTAGCCCTGGGGCAGATCGGACAGTTCAGCGATGAATTCGGCAACGGTCATTCCGCGCATGGGCTTACGCCTCCCCCTGGAAGCATTCCAGGTCCAGTGCGTACTTCGACGGTTGCCACGAAAGCGGCGTCTTGCACCCCTCGATGACCTTGTTCAGGGCCTCGAAAGCCTCCTGAAGCTCTGCCGGAAGGTCGCCCTCATCGGCATCTTCTGACAGGTCGTCGACATAGTGATCCACGGGGTCAATGGTCCTGGCGTAGACGGGCTTCCCTATGAGCAGGCGCAGGGACTCAAAGGTGGCGTCATTATCCCCGCAATATTCGATGATTTCTTCCAGGTCATCAAACCACTTGTCGGCCTCTTCCGAGTAGAGCAGGGCCTTGCCGTCCCACGGCTTGCGCTCTCGTTTCGCGTAGCGCTCAATGTCCCGCTTCTCGCGGCAGGCATCGCAGACGGTCCAGCCAATCTTGGGAATAGCCACTTCGCAGTCCTCGCAGGGGCGATGAGTGCAGCCGTCATAGCGGGCCATGCGCTCACCGTGCGAGCCGTCTCCGAAGTAGCGCCCAAGCCTGCTGACCCAGCCCTTAATGTCCGTTCGGTAGGTGGCAGCGGCAGCGTCAGTGCTCATAATAAAAGGTTCGTTGGTTTTCATCCCCCTACGCCTCCCCGCCCTGGCTGGGCTGCTGGCTGATGGTGGCCACGATGAGGCCGGAGGGGCCAAGCGTGAGCGGATAGGCTCCGGGCGCGGGGTTGACGCCAAGCGCCCGCACGGCAAGGCGCGTATTCACTGCCCGCCCGCCACAGCCACGCTTGGAAACCTGGATCTTGCGCGAGCCGGGGCCATCGTAGCCGGGCTGGAGGCAGAACTGGCGCGTGGCGGCAGACCAGCCGATGCGCACGCGCTCGGCCTTGTCCAGGCCAAAGGCAGCCACAGCGGCGGGGCTGATGGTGATGTCGCCGTTTTTGTCGAACCGCAGGAGCGTATGTTCCGCGCTGTTGGCGGAAACCTCGTCGTCGAAGAACACGAGATCGGCGGGAAGCGCCTGGGGGTCGGCTTGGAGCTGCCCGGCGTTCAGAGCTTCCTGGCTGATGCTGCTGATGTCTGTGCGTCGCACGTCGTCCGTCTCGGAGCCGAAGGCCAGGCGCACGCCGCGCAAGCTCATGATCTCCGGGCTCGGGCTCTCCTCGCTGTCAAGGAGCTGCTCCGCGCTCTCCGTGCCCAGGTCATGCTCGATGGTGCTGTCCGGCCCGGCGCAAGGAACCGGACCGGAAGGCTTGGGCGGGGAGGAGGTGACGGGGGCGGAGGCAGAAGGCCGCTCGGCAGGCTGCGCCTTGGACAAAGGCTTGCCGGTTGCAGCGAAGAACAAGGTCTCTGCGCTAAGGCCGGAGAGCTGCAGCATGTCGTCCCAGGCCTGGCCGCTGGGCAGTCTGCCCTTGCCGAGCTTCTGGAACATCTGCGAAATCTTGGTCTGATTGGTGCCAAGGGCATCGGCCAGCCGACCCTGGGAGGTGTGGCCCGTGGCCTCGACCACCAGCTGCCAGGCGGTCTTTGCGGGGCCTTCTTGCCGCGTGCTGACCGGCGGTGCCGAGGCATGGTGCGCCGCAGGCTCAACCGCCCTGCTGGAACTCACCGTTCCAGCCAAGGCCTTGCCGCGCGCGCAGGTTTGGCACACCGCGAGAACCGCATCGGTGGCGTTGAAGATGATGCTTCCGCATTCGGTATCATCCGCTTTGCGCTCCTTCACGGGGCAGAAGTCGTTACGCATTGCCGGCCTCCCGCTCGCGCTCCCAGTCCACCAGGCGACCGGCGGGCAGCTTCGGGAACTGCTGCCCGGGCTTGCGCGGGGGCAGGGTTTGGGGATTGACCGGAGTCCACCGGCCCATGTGGCGCTGGCGGATGGCCGAAAGATTGGTGCTGGCCAGCACAATGGACGCCTTGTCGTTCTGGTTCATACCAGGGTGCTCAAGCAGTTCGCGCAGCTTGGTTTCAACCTCCACCAGCGCATCACGTGCAGAAAGCTCACGAAGCATGGGGAACCTCCTCTACAAGTCGTTGCCGTGGCCCGCGCCGCCAGCAATGGGGCGCAAGCCGCGGATGGTGTGCACGGTATTGGTGCAAAGCTTGAGCAGCCGCTTGACCAGGCGCGCGGCCTCGCCCTTCTCGATGCTCTCGCTGGCCACGGCCCGCTGCGCCTCGCTGGCCACGTTGCCCAGATCGTCCATCAGCTGCGTCATGCCGGTGAGCAGCTCCGGGCAATCGAGGGCCGGAAACTCGTGCTGCACCCCGCCCGCGTGGGCCTGGGCGTGCAGCCAGTCAATGAGCACATTGTTGCCCACCACGGCGCAGAAGCGCGGCACGCTGGGCAGGCTCATCCAGTAGTTGCCGGAGCCGAAGATGCGGTCAGCGTTGCCCGGCTGCCAGCCCATGGCCGCACCCACATCGTCCTTGCTCATTTTGGACATGATGACGGCCAGGTTCACGGCGTCCAGCAGGCTCATATTGAGGTAGTCGCGCTCTTGCATTGTCCAACTCCTTAAAAAAACTTACGTTGCCAGGGCGTTGCGATGCGTGTACGGGGCAATCGTCGGGCTTCAGCCCGCCTGGGCCTGGGGCGCGCGCTGGCCTTCCAGCTCGGCAACGCGCTGGCGCAGCTCCAGGTTCTCGGCCAGCAGCTCGGCCTTCTTGCGGGTGGGCGGAGGCAGCAAATCGGCGGGAATGCCGAGGCGTAAGCACAGGTCGCGCAAATCGGCGCGCATGCTGGGCCGGTAGTTGAGCTCCTGGCTCACGGTCTGCCGAGCGAGGCCGCTCTTCTCCGTCAACTGGGCGGTGTCGAAACTGTTCTCGATGCACCAGATTTTTAACTTTTGTTGACGGGTCAGCTTCTTTTCAGTAACGCTTTGCATATTCGCACCTTTGGAGGTCTGTAGTGGTCTTCATCTTCCGCAACCCGGCAGGTCTTTTCAGTATTCGCCCGCAACAGGGGCGCTGGGGGTTGTGGATCGGCGATGAGTTGCTTGGCAGCTACCATAGGCCCGAGGCCGCAGCGGACGACGTGTACACCCAGCACACCGGCTGGGACGCGTGGGACGACAAAGAACCCGACGGCTCGGAACCAACGGATCTTTCAGAGTGGCAACGTGTGCGGTGAGGATGGTTCTCGCAACGGCGAGCTTCAGACAAACAAGGCGGTACCGTTCGTGCCTGGCCCGCCGATTGGCGCGGCTATCGATGACAAGCCCGGCCTCTTCAAGCGCGAAGAGCTTTTCGTGACCGCCCAAGATAACGGCGGCCTGTTCGCGGGGTGTCTGTTTGTTCATGCATTCCTCCGTTGACGGCAAAAAAGTGAGGCCCGTGTGAAGTACCGCGAAGTCTTTCTCCAGATACTTTCCGAGGTCTCCGGCAGAACGAAAAAGGATTTGGAGAAGCTGCTCCTCCTTGCCATCGAGGCCAGGCCAGAAATTCTTGCCGCGTACGACAAAGAGCTTTCCGAAGAAGAGGCGCAGAGCATGTTGGCGAAGCTGCGCAACGAAAAAGAAGGCATTGCGGCTTGGCTTGTGCAAGGGGCCATGGCCGTCAACTCCGCTGCTCCGAGGACGAAGAAGCCGCAATGAGGCTGATGAAGAGACGGAAAAAAGCCTCACGATCCGTTTGATTCGGAACAAGTTTCGACAGGAAGGCATTCCAGGTGGGGCACGTGGTCTCGCTCATGGTCGGCTCCTTTCCCTCGTGGGAAGTTTGTGGGAAGCGTTGGAAACACCCTGCACTAATTTTAATGCAGCAGTCAACATATTTTTATTACGCATGGGTTAAAAATATGCTGGAATGGTCTGAACAGTACGCTATAATTAAGGAAAAAGTATCAACGCTCCTTCGCGCTGAAGGGCGTGGATATAGCTTTCAGACGATGGCGACCTTGATGAATGTGAGCAGAGGCAAAGTTCAAGCTTGGGAAAAAGGCCAGCGGCCAAGCGCGGAGGATCTTGCCACGATGTCGCAGAAGCTTGGGCTCACCCCGGAATGGCTTCTTTTAGGGACTGGTGAATCGGAGGGCTCAATGGGCATCCGCAGGCTTTCTGCGGGCGCCCCTACTGATGCCGCTTGTGTGGTCGGCCCGGACGATGCGACACCCGTTGGCCGCGTGGTCGCCGTGCACGCCATGGCCGCAGGTGGCCCGGCCCTTGAGCGCTGGGAGCCGGAGGCCATCTGCCACGTCTGCATTCCGCTCACCTACTACCGGGAGAGCATCCTCATCGTGCAGATAGAGGGCCGCAGCATGGAGCCGGAGATACGCAGCGGGGCCTTCGTCGGCCTGGACACAGACCAGCGCGAGCTGGTGACGGGCGAAAAATACGGGGTGCGGGTGCCCTATGAGGGCCTGACCGTGAAGCGGATATTCATTGACCCGAAGGCCAGGGAACTGGTACTGCGAAGCATCAATCCCGAGCACCCGGAAATGCGGGTGCCCCTGGACGATCGCGACGGGCTCATCGTGGGCCGGGCCGTTTGGGTGATGCAGGGGCTGTGAGGAGCGTCACCATGATTCCAGCCATTGGCGTCATCATCGGCTGTTACACCATCGTTCGATACATTTCGTTCTGCACCCGTAAAGGGGACAGGGCCGAAAACCTGCTTGTAAAAATCCTGTCTGGGCTTGCCCTCGCCATCACGCTAGTTACCCTGTTTGACCTCATCATGGCCGGTTCCAAGGCAACGCCGGGTTTCTAGCCCAACAGAGGTCGGAATGAAATTCGTTATCTTCTGGGTGCTCTGCTACGGTGGTAGTGGACTCAACACTGGCTACGGCCACGGAAAGCGTGGATACTAACTAGGACGGGCACAATGAAAATAGCGGTATTAGTTTCCTGCCTTCTGATTCTTCTCGCTGGCTGCGACTACGCGACTCAAAACCGCTACAGATACTCCGAGGTCGGACAGATTCAGGTCGTTGAGTTTGGTTCGGTTGTCGCGGTGAGGGACATTGACATCATCTCCGACAACAGTGGTGCTGGTGCTCTCCTCGGAGGTGCTGGTGGTGCTGCTGCTGGTATCTATACTGGCCGAGGTGCAGGCGCTGTCACGGGGGGCATTGGTGGTGCTGTTGTTGGTGGCGTTATCGGTTCTGCATTGGAGCAAGCCATTCGGAATCGAGGCGGTGTCGAGTACACGGTCGTATTGAAGAACGGCAAGGCCCTTACGGTTGCACAGAATGTAGGCGAGAAAGATGTCATCTTCAAAGTCGGTGACAGGGTAATGGTTCAAATCAACGGTCAGTACCAGCGGGTGTTGCCTGCCAACTCTTTGCCAACAGAAATTGAAAAGCCAAAGGGGATTGAGTTCAAATGAAAAAGCTTCTCGCCTTGCTCATGATATTTGCTCTCGCTGGATGCGCTGTAACTGTTGACAAAATTGACGTTCCTTATCAGGGGAAGGCAAATATCACTGTTGTTGACGGTGCTGACAACGTTTCCCTCAATGTCATGAATGAAGACAAAAGGACCGTCTTCAAGGACAGGGTCGGTGTAAAGAAGAATGGATATGGGATGGAGATGGCTGCTATCGTCCCAAACAATGATATTTCAAAAACATTCGCAGATGCAATTTCCACGGAACTATGCAACGTAGGGTTTAAAATCGGCCCAGATGGAAAAACCGTCAAGGTCGAGCTGGTTCGGTTCTACAATGACTTCAAGATTGGATTCTGGGCGGGTGACGCTGTCGCCGATGGTCTGATTAACATTCAGGTATTGAACCAGAAAGGTGATGTCATTTACACTCACTCTTACGAGGGTGGTGCGATTGAGCCCAACATCATGCTTGCTTCTGGAGAAAACGCCAAAGCTGCCCTTATGAAAGCAATGGCTGACATCGTTGCAAAGGTTGTTCAGGACAAAGATTTACATGCCGCATTGTTGAAGGGCGCGTGATTTGACTGCACGATAATATCTGGATGGGCATTTCTTGGAAACGCCTCGTCTCGCTCTGCGTTCAACCCAGATATCGGTCGCTGGGCCAAGGGCAAGGAACCGGACAACGTCGATCAAATCTCCCTGGCAATCATCGATGAGGTTGGGTGATGGAATTCGTTATCTTCTGGGTGCTCTGCGGCATCGCTGCATCTTATGTGGCGGGGCAAAAGAACAAAAGTGCGGGAAACTGGTTCATACTCGGCCTGCTGCTTGGCCCGTTTGCACTGCTCATGGTGGGTTTTGCGCCAGCGGGCCAGCCTGGGCAGAGTGGCCGCAAATCGTTCCGCCTGACAAACAGCACGCGCACGGAAAAGGTAATTGCCTTCATCCTCGCGCCCATCTTCCCCTACGGAGCAGCCATGCTGCTTATACCCATTGATATTATGGCCAAAGCGTACGCACCTATTGTCATTGGAATTGTTGGCCTAACTTGGCTTGCCCTGTGGCGACCACTTATGCGCACACCAAGAAAACAGGCAGCAGGGGCCACAAGTCAGCCGCTGATACAACCCGTTCAACTGCGCCAGTGCCCCTTCTGCGCAGAGGACATCAAATACGAGGCGATCGTCTGCAAGCACTGCGGGCGCGATGTCCCCGCCGCGCCTGCGCCAAAGCCCGAGCCGCTCATCCAGAAATGCTACAACAGCTTGCAGCGCGAACATGGCGGCGCCATGGACCAGGGCCGGGCACGGCTGGAACTTGAAAATCAAGGCTTCGGACCGCTGGAAGTTGCAGCATTCCTGGACAGCCTGCCACGGTGATGCGCACCGCTCTCGCGGCAATACTCTCGGTTCTCCTCGCCTGTTCCACCACGCACGCCTTTGACCTGACCCTGCGCGACACCCCGGCGGCGGTCTACTTCTCCCCCCGTGGCGGCGCGCAGGATGCCCTGGTGCAGCGCATAGACCAGGCGCGCGAGTCCATCTGCGTGCTGGCCTACAGCTTCACCAGCGCGCCCGTAGCCACGGCGCTCATCCGGGCTCAGCGGCGCGGCGTCCAAATCCAGGCGATACTGGACCGCAGCCAGCGCAAGGCCCGCAGCTCCAAGGGCCAAGCCCTGGCCGCAGCCGGGGCCGGAGTCTACATCGACGCCCGGCACGCCATCGCGCACAACAAGGTCATGGTGATCGACGGCCGCACCGTGGTGACAGGCAGCTTCAACTTCACGAAGAACGCCGAGTTGAAGAACGCCGAGAACCTGCTGATCCTCGACTCGCCGGAGCTGGCCAGGCTGTACCGGGAGGAGTGGGAAAAGCACTGGTGGCATAGCAAACGGTGGCCATAAAAAAGGGGCGACCCACGCCGCCCCTTTGGCCCGGTAAACAGTGACGTAAACCCGGACCGTGCCTATCTGTCTCTACGCCCGCTCGAACTGGCTTTGCAAGCGTTCCGCCTTGGCCTCGGCCTACACCCTCTCCGCCCGCAGGACCGCGATCTGGGCGTCCACATCAGCCAGCCAGGCCCGGCCCGCCTCGGTGAGCGCGGCCTCGCGCAGGCGGCGCTGGGTCACGCTCGCCTCCAGGGCCAGAATCCGCGCATCAATGACGGTGTTGGTAGCGCGCGCCTCATACTCTGCGGCGTCCAGCGCCACCTGTGCAAGCTCGTCTTGCGTCATGTCCATCAACACGCCGTTAACAACCTTTTGCATGACATACCCCCTTTAGGCCCGTGCGCGCCGGTACAACGATACCTTACCCGTGATTCCGGCAGTAGCCGCCATAATTTGTATAGCTGTGGCAATTGTCGTCGTTGCGACGTATCCACCCCCAAAAGCAGCGTCTGAGGTTACAGGTGTGGTGCTTGCATATAAACGGTTGTGGTTATCCATAACAAACTCTGTTGCACTGAGTGCGCAGCAGTGCATGTCAATAATCACCTTTCCAACCATAGAAACGGGGAAATACGTAGTCGTTACTGAGGTATTTGTGTCATCCGCAACAAACCTGTACGCACTGCCTGTAATCCATGTAGGGGATGCGCCATGCCCGCAGCGGATGCCGGGTGACGCTGGCAAGACTAGATCGCCGACGAGCCGGTAATCGTAAGCCGCAAAATCAAGACCAGTAAAACTGATCGCGGCCACTGCCGTCGTCTGGTTTACCGCCTGCACCAACTCCCACATGCCGCCGCCCCCGGCCTCTGCAAACGACGGGGCAACAGAGGCTCCGTTGCTTTGCAACACCGTGCCAGCGGCCCCCAGGGCCAACAGGGCAGGCTCTCCGGAGCTGTTGATGTACAATATCCGGTTCGCCGTCAGAGCAAGCTTCGCCAGGGCGCTTAAGCCCGTAAGCAGCGCGCCGCTGACAGCTGGTAGCTGTGCGCTGGCGTTGAGTTGGACGACGTTGTTTGCGGCTGTGCCGACGCTAAGGGTGGCGGCGCTGCCAAGGCCCAGGGCCGTGCGCTGCAAGGCGGCTGTGGTCGCGGCCAGCAGCGTGCGCGCCTGTGCCGGGAACGCGCAGGTGTCAAAGACATTTTCGCCCGTGGAGAACATCAGCTCGTCGGCCTCGGGCAAGACCGCGGCCAGCCCCGCGAGCGTGGCGTCATACGCCTGCACGTTTGTCCCAATGGCAAGGCCCAGGGCCGTGCGCTGGGCGGCAGCCGTTGTCGCCGCCAGCAGCGTGCGCGCCGCGCTGGTCACGGCCATAAGCGCCGCCAGGCCAGACCCGGTGAAATAGATTGCCTGATCCGCCGCGCTGGTCAGCCCAGCGATGGCCGTCAGCTCCGCATCAAGCGGCTGGTATGCGCCTGCATGGTTGTGCCCGGCCAGCGCGAAGTCCGCGCTCTGAAAGCCGTTCAGCCGCAACACGTTCATGTCGAACAGGCTGCACAGCGCGGCCCAGGTTGTGCCGTTGAACTTTTCCAGCCTGTTGTTGGCGCTGCTCCAGCGGATTGCGCCTGTGGGCACGTTGCTGGCCGTGACTCCATCCAGCATCATGACCAAGGCGGATGCAAGATCGCGGATGGCCTGGGCGTATGCGGCTTCGGTCTGCGTGACCTCCGGTTGACTGAAATCTACGACCATAAGAGCACTCCCTTGGCGCTCCAGCTGACCCAGCCGGAGGCGCGGTTTCCATTTGAATCAAACAGCAGCATCTTGAACCCGGTGGGGTTGGGCGCATCCTGAAAATCATAGAGCGCGTAGAGCCCGGCTCCGCCGCTGGCGACGCCGGGAACAAGCGCCCGAACGTCGAGGAAGGAGACATTGAAATTGACCTGTGTTCCGCCTTCGTCGGCGGCGTTGCAGTACACCATGCCCGCGTCGTTGCTCAACTTCACATCCAGCCGCACGCGTAGCTCGATGAGCCTAAGCAAGTCGTTGCTGCCGCCGTCCGGGGTGGCCGTGAGCGTGATCTTCGCGTAGCGGAAGGCCGTCCCGTAGGCCATCCACACGTCGCCCAGGTCGGTCCAGTCTTCCGCGTCCGGGCTGGTCTTGATGTTGCAGCCCAGGGCCACGCTGCCATGGATGATCTGCGAGGTCTGCGTGACGGTGATCTTCGTCCCGGACAAGGTGGTCCCGTAATCGATGATTTCCTCGTAGCTCGCCCCGGCCAGGGTGGGCTCCAGGCGGTAGGGATAGCCCGCATCGGCCTTGGCCTGACGACTGGCCCAGCCGCCTGCGGCCATGCGCTCGGCCACGGTGCTCACGGTGTCCACCGGCATGACCAGCGCGCCCCGGTCAAGCAAGGCGTTGGTCAAAGTCCCGCCGAAGGCGCTGGCCATGTCCGCGTGCAGCACATAGTCCGGCGGCTGGCTCACCTGCACTGTGATGGGCGCTGGCGTTCCGTCGTTCCCGGCGGTGTCGCGCTGAGTTATCCAGTAGGTGTAGACACCGCCCGCGTTCTCGAAGAGCGCGCTGAACCGCCCGTTGATGCGCCCGATAGGCACGGACTCGGCGTAGGTCGCCCCGCGCCTGATCTCGCAATCGGCCAAGGGCAGAGTTCCGGCGGCCTCGGTCCAGGCCAGCAGCACGTTGTTGTCGATGACCTGGGGGGTGATTGCGACCGTGCCCGGCGCGGTGATGACGAGCTCCACCATGCCAGCCGGGCCGGGGTTGCCCGCGCTGTCCGTGTCGCGCACCCAGAACCGGTGCAAGCCCGCGGCGCCAGGCACCTGGAGCGAGGTGTTGGTGAGACCGGAGCCGAGCGAGGTCGCCGTCTCCAGCGTGGCGCCGTGCAAAATTTCCGAGCTGGCCAGGGGCAGGCTGCCCAGGTTGTGCGCCCAGGCCACCTCGATGTTGCTGCCGCTGATGCGAGCGGTGACGGTGGGGGCCAGGGGGACAAGTGCCTCGACATCAATGGCCGTCGGCGTGCCCACGTTCCCCGCCGTGTCTACGGCCGCAAACCATCTGCGCACAGTCCCTGCGGCCCCGACTGCGATGGTGTGTGTCGTGCCGGTGATTGCGCCAATATCCAAACCTGTGGCCCAGTCCGAGCCCTCCCTCACCATGTAGCCAGCAATGGCGAAATCAGATGTTGGTGGCGTGATGTCGTACTTGACGCCAAGGCCGACAATCGCAGCGGCAACGGCAGGCGCGGCTGGAGCCGATACCGTAATTTCCGTTTCGGCCCAGGGGCCACGTTGGCCGAAAAGGTCACGAGCGCGCACTCGCACGGCATGAAGCCCTGCGACTATTGGCTTAACAAGGTAAGGGCTTTCGCCAAACCCGCGCGCAAGCAGATCATCATCCACCGCTACGTCGTAGCCGCTCACCCATGGCGCTGTGGCGAGATCAAAACTGACGGACACGCCGGCCTTGCCAATGGCGCACGAAAGGTTTTCGACCAAGGCGACGGCGGGAGGATCGGCCAATACCAAACAGCTGCCCTGCAACCAATCAGACATGGCCCCCATGCCGTTGATCGCCCGCACGCGCACGTCGTATTCATAGCCATCCTGCACCTGGGTGAGATAATACTGCGTGTCCGACCCGCTGCACGATCCCGCTGGCGCCCACGTGGCCGTGCCGCTCTCGCGCATTTGCAGCTCAATATGACCGCCAGACAGCACATACTCATCCGCTGGAGCCGCCCAGGACACAAGCAGACGCGGGCTTATGGTGCCATCGGCGCCATAGGTGTAGATGGACGCGCCCGTCGTGAGCACAAGCCCAGTTGGCGCGGCCACGTCCCAGGGGTTGGCCAGGCTGGTGTTGGGTGCGGTGTCGGCATGCGCCGCCTCGGAAGGATCCCAGTCGTAGGCGGAGGCCGCATACTCCTGCAGGCTCAAGTCAATGCCCTGGTCATCGGCGATCTTCCAGGCCAGGCAACGGAAGAGCTTGCCCTCCCAGCCGAGCTGATCAATCGTCAACGCGCCCACGTCCCAGGGCGCGATGCTCATGCTCGAATGCTGCCCGGCGGTGAGCCGCGCCGGGAACTCAACCGTCATGCCCTGCCGCCCGGCCTCCAGGATGATCTTGTTCACGCGCTGGCCCCGGATGCAGTCGGTGATGAAGTGGTGCTCCACATCCTTGAAGATCTGCTCTCCATCCTCCGCAGCGTACTGCTCGCTCACCACGGCGGGCAGGTCCGAGGGCTCCCACAACTGGGTGGGGTCAACAAAGGTGCCGCGCACCGCATTGAACAGCTCGCGCTTGGCGGGCCTCGCCTGCACCTTCAGCGTGTCGCGCAGATCATCCGCCGTGAGCTCAAAGGTCGGCGTCGTGGCGGCGGACGCATGCAGCCGGTACTTGCCTTGCACATAGGGCAGCACGCCGCCAGCCGCGGCGCGCAGGCGGTCAAGGTTGTCCGCGTGCTTCTCCGACAGGTCGATGACGCCATTGGCCGTGTAGCGCGGCTGGCTCACGCGGGCCATAGTGAGCCCGCTTCCGGCATCGGCCAGGGCCAGCGCCGTTCCCGTGATCGCTGCCTCGTGGCTGGCGGCCAGCTTGCCCGAGGCGTTGGTAAGCCGGATCCAGTAATAGGTGACGCCAAGGGACAAGCCCGCCGGGGGCGTGCCCTGAAAAAACCGCACGGCGTCGCCTGTCGCCCAGCCGAACTGCGGGCTGATGGAATCCTGCTCCGCATCGTCGGCGGCGTCGTCGTCGCGCGGCACATCGTCCTTGAGCGTGACGCTGCCCGCCGTGGCGTCCACCGTGCAGGAGAGCGCGGCGGAAATGGTGTGCGCGCCCGTCCCGGCGCTGGTGATGTTCACCCCAAGGCCGTACAAGGCGTTTTCTTTTGTGCTGGCCAGGTAGCCTGTCGTCGGCGTGAGCCGCACCCAGGCGTAGGAGGTCGCTGCCGCAAGCCCGCCGGGCAAAACGCCTGTGCTCGAAAGACGCACTTGCAAGCCCGTTTGCCAGGGCACGGCCTCGGCCAGGGTGACCACATCCGTGGCCGCGTCCGCCGTGCACAGGCTCGCGCTGCCCAAGGCCACCTGCTCATCGCTCACGTTGGCCGCTGCGATCCAGTAGTCAGCATCGATTTCAGCCAACCGGGCGTTCAGGGCGTCAAACCAAAGCAGATAATCCAGCACGGCCAGCGCCCAGTTGTTGCTCCAGCGCAGGCGCGAGATTTCGCCGCCCGTGCTGGAGGCCTCCAGGGAAACAGCCGCGCCGCCCGTCTGGCTGGCCAGGGTGAGCATTGTCGATGCTGGCGCGGTGAGCACGGTGTAATATTTCGCCAAATGCGCATGGCCCAGGATGAAAATTTCATCACCCACGGCCAGGCCATGCGGCGTTGCCGTGATGATGACAGCCGGGGCTCCGGCGGCTGTGGACGCGATGGACACGGTTGCAAGGCGCGGGTCGTACAGGGCCTTGCCGCGCACAACCGCCTTGACGTTCTTGACGCCGTTCGACCAGACCGTGCTGTCATACTTGAGCCGGGCGTACACGTAGGCGACGCCCCGGCCACGGTGGGCCGTTGTCCAGCCGGGCGCCTCGGCCACGAGATCGGAATCGGCCTCCTGCAAAATGGATCCGCTGTGCGTCTTGACCCGATTGTAGTTGAGGATCCTCGAGGCCGTGGACAGCGTGTCGTCAAACCATACCTCAAGAAACGCCGCCGCCTTGTGCGCGGCCATGGGCACAACCAGGTGCAAATATTCCTTGGTGCTCCCTGTTGTCGTCTTGAGAGCCAGCGGGCCTGAGAGCATGACCTCGCCATAGACCAGCTTGCGGCTTTCGACGGCGCTCTTGAGCGTGAGCTTGCGGTCGGTCGCCGTTGTGCCAAGGCCGCTTGACTTCTTTGCGCCGTCCCCCAGGAGCGCGCCGCTAATGAGCGTTGCGGCCAGAGATACGCCGAGCCCTATACCCGCATACAACCAAGTCCCATACACAGCGCCCTGGACGACAGCCATGACGACGGCGGCGACAACCGAGCCCACTACACCCTCCAGGCGCGCAGGCCGCGCGCAAGGGGCACAAGGGTCACGCCAGCCGCACCCATGGCGGCGATATGCGCGCCCACGCACACGCCCATTGCCAGGCGCTCCGGCGGGCACTCCGGCGCGTGCACCAGCAACACGTCCCCGCGCTGGGCCTGGGTCGGCAGTATTTCCGGTGCGCGGCAATCGGCGGCGATGCGCTCCACCGTGGCGGCGATGCCGCCGCCCGCAAAAGCCTTGAGGCAGCGCATGGCGCCCCGGCGGGTCGTGTACCGGCCCCGGAACCAGGCGGCGGGATCCACGCCGGTCATGGCCAAGATGCAGTCGCTAGCGAACAGGCAGCAGTCGCTCTCGCCCCAGCCGAAGGGCTTGGTCCTGGCGGCAACCACGACGTCCATAAGCCGGGTGGGCCAGTCGTGTGTTCTGACGAACCTCATGATTTCCCCCAGGTCAGTTCCTTGTCCACGGCTTGGGGCACGAACTGGAAGAAACGGTCGCCCGGGCAGCGGCGCTGCTGTTCGGCATCCGTGTAGCGGCTGCCACCGGTGCGTTCCCAGTCGGCCAGGCGGCTCTCCACGCTCAACTCCAGCTTGGCTTCGGCCCCGATTTCAATGGGCATCACGTCCATGCGGCCGCTGAAAATCAACACCGGGCTGCCAATGATGCGGTGGTCCTCATCGAGAAAGCAGCGCCAAAAATAAGCCAAGCGCCCCTGCACCGGCTCGGCCAGGGCGAGCGCCACAACCTCGAGGGGAATGCCGGACAGCGTGCAGGTGAGGCCGTAACTCTGCAGCTCGGCGCCCTCCTCCACGCCGCTCACCTGCCCCTGGCCCATGAGCGTGCGCCAGAGTTCCGCCTCGCCGTCGCCGTCCATGTCAAAATTCACGTCATGGGGAGCGCCGGTGACGCGCACCACGCCGGAGTCCATTTCGAACAAGGCCAGGTCCAGGCACCGGACAACTTCCGAGGCCGCCGCCGCATCCGCATCTGTGGTTATCTCGCGCGTCACAGCCAGGCCTCCACAAACTCTCCTGTCCAGCTCGTGTAGTATGGGGAGTTGAGCGAGAGCTCGCCCTGATCGACGTCCAGCAAACGCATGAGGCACTCCGGCGCGCTGATGTTGACCGCAGCGCCATTGACCGGGCTGCCGCGCAAGGGCGGCTCAAAGGCCAGCGTGGCCTCGCCGTCAGCGTCGCTCGCTGCATCGGCGGTCACTATTTTAAGTTCCGGGCCGCTGGCCGTGGCCACGCTGAAATAATCACCCACGCGCAGGATCAGCGGAGTGGAAGGCGTCCAGCCGCTGGTGACCAGGCTGCGGCCTGTCTGACCCGTGCCGCTCACCACGGGCGTTCCGGTGGCGACGCCGCGCCGGGCCTCGGCCTGGATGGGCGCAATGAGCACCCGGCCAGCCATGCCGCGCATGCTGGCCAGAAAGGCGTCAAAGACCCGGGCGTCATCCTGGCGCAACTTTTCGTAGCCGAACCGGAGCCACCAGCGGGCGCCTGGCAGCTCCAGAGTCTGCGTGCTGCCAGTAAGCGGACTGGAAAAGCTCTGTGTGTTGCCGATGAGCTTCCAGCTCCAGGAGCTTGGGCGCTTGGCCAAAGTCGGAAACGCGATCGCTGTCATGGCTGCTCCCTATGTCCTGCGGCCAACGGTGCGGCTGAACTTGCCGCCCCGGTCGGACATGGCCTTCACCTGGGCAAGGGCCTCGGCCACGGCCTGTTTCTTTATGATGCCTGCGGCGGCGCGCAGCCGGGTCTCCGTTCCGGTGTCGGCGCCGCGAAAGTCGAAACTTTGGTGGATGGTGACGTTGCTGCTGCTGATGTTTGCGCCGCCAGCGCCGGAAAGCATGGCCTCTGTCTCGGCGTTGTTGTAAACGTAGCCGCTGCCGCCAAGGTCCAGTATCTCCGGGCCCCGCTCGCCCACAAGGATCCTGCCCGCGCCGGTGTGGCCGCCCTCGGCGAAAGCTCCATCCAGGTTGAAGAAGCTCCCAACGACGCCGCCGAGCAAGCTCGAGTCGCCGCCGCCGGAGGACGTGACGCCGCCCGCGCCAAGAGACATGGCCGCCGCATTCAGGCCCATGGCCGCCGCGTCCAGGCTTATGGCCGAGGTGTCCAAAGCGAAGGCCGAGGTATTAAGGGCGAGAGACGAAGCATCCAGGCCCACCGCCGCCGTGGTCAGGGCCGCGGCTTCGGCTGTTTGGCCAAGATCACCAAACAGGCCCGTGCTGGACAGCCCCTCCGTCAACATGCCCAGCAGGGGCCGGACAACAGTCGCCCGCGTCATTTCCGCGCTGAGGGACTGCACGAGGTTGCCCAAATCCACGTCCTGCATGCTCAAGGCGTCGGTGAGGGCGTCCTCCACCTTGCTGGCGGCGTTGGTGCCCGCGCGGTAGAAGTTCTGCCAAACGTCCGAGGCCTCGGCGCCATAGGCGCGCAGCGCGCGGCCCATGCCGTCCATGGCGTCGCCGTTCTTCTGGGCCAGCACCTTGTCCAGCTGCTGCTGCTTTATGGCTCGCTCTTCCGCTGTGGCGGCCAGGTCGCGCTCAATGGTGAGCACCTCGGCCTGGGACGCATAATATTCCTTGGTGTTGTTCGTCAGCTGCGCCAGTTCCCCGCGCTGCTGGGCCAGAGCCTTGGCGCGGTCCTGCCCGGCGCGGGCCAGGGCGGCCTCCTGCTCCACGTCCCACTGCACAGAATGCTGGCTGGTCTTGGGGTCTTGGCGCAGAGCCTCGTACTTGGCCTTGATGCCCGCTATCTGCGCCCCGTACGCGCCCATGCCCGTGAGGCCCGCCATGGTGGTCATGTGCGTGGCGTCGCGGTTCAGCTTCTCGATGTCGTTTGCGATGTGGGCGATACTGGCTTTTTGCGCATCGATGATCGGCAGCATGTTGAGTCGCGTCGTCACCGCGCTGGCTTGCCTGTCCAGCAGGCCGGAGGCCTCGGGCGTGAGCTTGTTCTTGGAGGCGAGCACCGCGCGTTCGTCGGCAATGCGCTTGAGCTCGCGCAGCGCCTCGTCCTGCTGCTTCACAAAGTCCGCTTCCTGCCTGGCCAAGGTGACGCCGAAGGTGTTGCCTTGCAGGGAAAGCTCCAGCTCGCGATAGGTGCCCATCATTTCGCGCAGGCCCTGCTCGGCCTTCATGGCCTCCTGGGTCAGGGTCTTGATGGTCGAAGCGCCCTCGCCCTTGTCGCCCTTCGGCACGATGGGGGCTGAGTCTTTCTTCTCGGAAGAGTGTCCATCGGGATTGTAAACTGATCTCCCGTCATGACCGCGCAGTCCATGAGTGTTTTCTTTGGGATAGAGCAAACCGTTAGTAAGAATCTCGGCACCGGCAGCATACATGCGCCATTCGTTCTTAATTATTTTTTCACGACGTTTAATTTCATCCCGCACGTTGGGGCCGTTTTTCATGGCGTCTTTCAGCATCAGATAACCCTGGGCCGAGCTAACTAACGCTGCTTTTAAAAACAACGCGGTGTTCCCAGCACCACGTAAGACGAGGTCCATTGCCTCGATTGTACCAGTAAAGTCAGAAGCCTCGCTCCCCCCTGCGAGAAAAGCAACGCTGATATCTTCCAGCGCAGGCAACATGCCAGAGACAAGTATAATCTTCATCGCTTCCGTGCGGCTGTGCAGCCGCTTGAAGTTGTCGTTGACCTCCTCGGCCTGGCGGGCCAAGTCGTCGCCAAAGGTCAGGCCCAGGGCCTGGGCCTCGGCCCGCATGTTGGCGATCTCCGCCGAGCCCTTGTTCAGCATCGGGATCATCTCGGCGCCGCTCTTGCCAAACAACGCCTGCGCCAGCGCGGTCTTTTCCGCGCTGTCCTTGTACTGGCTGAATTTGTCGGCCACTTCGGCCAGCACCTGGTCCGCGCTCTTGAGGTGCCCCGTGCTGTCCTTGACGCTGATGCCCAGAGCCTTGAAGGCGTCATACGCATCACCGCTGCCATCCGCAGCGGCGACCATGTTCTTGGACAGCTTGCCGATGGACTTGTTCAGGGACTCGCCGGTGATATCCGCCAGGCTGGCGGCGTAAGTCAGCTCGGTGTAGGATTGGGTGGTCAGGCCGGTCATCTGGGCCATCTTGCCCGCCTGATCCATGTACTCGACCTGACTCTCGATGAGCTCCTTGAGGCCGTGCACGCCAAGGCCCGCCCCGGCAAAGGGGATAAGATTGCGCGTGGCCTCGAAGATGCGGGTCAGGCCTGCGCTGGCCGTGCCGACGCGGCGGAACACATCGGTGGCCAGGTCCTTGGCGGAGATGATGATTTGTGTTTCAGCTGCCACCGGCTTCTCCTACTGCTCCGTTGCGTCCGTTTCGGTGCTCCACATCCACTTGCGCGAAAGGCTCACCGCGCCCTCCGCATTGGGCAACGCCGCGTGATAATAGATGCATGAGGCTTTCTCGCGCAGGAACCGGGGGCGCATCTCGCGGCCCCATTCCTTCTGGCTGGGCTTCTGCATTTCCGGGTGGTGCTCGTGCATGTAGCGGCAAAAGTGGCTGAACAGCTTCTCGGAGCTGGTCTTGACTTCCTTGCTGCGGGTTACGCACTCGGCCAGCCATTGCAGGAACACGGCGTACCAGCCCGTGGCCGTGCGGCCATCCGCGTCCAGGGCTTGCGGCGCGGGCCTGGGGGAAAGCCAGCCGCAGTACTTGAGGAACAGCCGCTCAATGTCGGCCTCGGTGCCGCCCGTGAGCCGGGCGGCCTGCACGGCGGTGTGCATGGCCGTGGCGCGCAGGCCGGGCTTGAGGTTGGCAATGGCCTCCGGCAGCATGGCGGGGCCGTCGCTGTCGGCGTCCTCAACGTGGCGGGCGCTGTTCTCCCGCTCCGCGCTGGCAAGGGCCAGGCGCACCAGCTCCTGCTCCATGGCGTTGAAAGCCTCAATGTAGCGCAGCTTCCAGGCCAGGGCCTTGGGGCCGGTGAAGCCCATCACCACCAGCGTGAAGCCGTCGCGGCTCAGTTCATAGTAGGGTCTCTTTTTTCCCTGTGAATCCAGGTAGTCAGCCAGTCCAAAATTGGACTGGCTAAAATCGTCGGGCAATTTGGCCCACAACTCAGCAACGGCTCTTAACACATGTTGGTGCTGCTTCTGGAAGTGCCTAGCTATGTTGAGGCTGGAAACCACGGGGCGGCCAGAGGAAAGGGAGAGGACCGGGGTGAGATCACGCATGGGTGGCCCCCTTGCGCTGGAACGTAGCGGCTTCATCCGCGCGGGAGGGCAGCACCTTGCCGCCCTGGATGCGGGGCAGGTGGAAACTTTCCAGGCTGGTGCTCACCTTCTCCACCTTGTCGGCGGCGGCCTTGAGCACGGCAGGGAAGCCGTCCAGGCTGTGCAACTCGCCCGGCGAGTTGATGAGCATTTCCGTGTGATCGACGAGCAGGCGCAGAATGGATTCCGCGTCCCACAACTGGCTGCGCAATTGTTGGGCCGCTTCCTCGGACAGGACAAAAGGCTGGGGAGTAGACATGCTGGAACTCCTTCGATTTACTAGGGGCCTTTGTCGTACTATCGACAAAAACCGGGTGCTAGTAACCGCGAAGGAGCGGCGGGAGTGTTTCCCTTTCGGGTCTTGTATTCGTCCCACACCCGGCTTGAGGCCGAAGCTCTTTCCAGGGGCTGGAAAGCAAAAATCCCACGGGGTCTGACGGGCGTGGGGCCGTCCTTCGCTAAAGGTGTTACTAGCACCTGCCCCGCCAATGGCAGATGGCCGGGAAGTTGTCAAGAGGGAGGTTGCGGAATTCGCAGAACCTGATATCGAACAGAACAGCTGAAACGCACAGGGAGGAAGGCTGCCCATGCGACCTAAAATCGTCGGCTTCATCTGGTACCGGGAAGAACAGTATGCCGAGGTGCTACGCATCTGCGCAGACCGCCACAAGCTGCCCAACACCTATTCCCGCTTCGTCGAGCTGGCGCAGCAGGGAATGGACGTCGTCCGGGCGCAGGGAATCACAGCCGTAAAGGTTGAGGCCGACGTTGACGAGCTGGCGGCCTGGTGCGCACGCAACGCCCATAATGTCGATTGCGATGGTCGCGTAGCTTTCGTCAACGCCAAGCTGGCGCGAATGGTTTTGCCCAGGGAATGAAGCGTTCACGACGTGCTCCTCCTGATAGATCGTTTCGCTTAGCCTAGCCGCCACCGAAGTCTCCCTTGCCTTTATTCGCCTTGCGCATTTCCGCCCAGCGTTTCAGCTGCGCGCCCTCAAGCGCCTGGATCTTCTCCAGCATCATCCTGTCCAGCTGGATGCCCTGCACCCTGGCCACCGTGTCCAGGGCTTGATAATCAAGGCCGGTCGCCCCGCCGAAGCCCATGCGCCACTGGGTCTGCACGCCGCTCCAGAGCTTCCAGGCCGTCTCATTCTCCGGGCTCAGCGCCGGGCCGTGGCTAAGCTCGCATGCGGAGCAATCCTCCTGGCCGTCATAGTCCGTGGCCCGGCAGGCCCCGCAGGTGGCTACGCGGTCTGGGTCGGTTGCCCACTCCCAGACCGCAAGGAGTTTTTTACGGCCTCCGAGCCGGACTTGTTGAAACGCACAGTGTCGTTGTAAAGCGCCAATGCATCAGGCGAAGCCTTGAGCACCTCGTCCAAAATGTCCGGCGGGTAGCTCTCGGACAGCGCGTGCTCCATCCACTCTTCGTTGCTGTGGCCCTCGGAAAGATACTCGGCCGCGCGCTTGAAAAAACTCTTGGCCTTTTCCCACGACCAGACGGCCAGCTCGATTTCCTTGCCGCTTACGGGCAGCGTGATCTTCATGGTTTAGTGCTCCCAGGTGTAGATTTCGTTGCGCAGGCGCACCACGATGCAGGAGCCCTCATCCGAGGATTTGTAAAAGCCCATGTAGGTGTGCTTTTCCAGCACACCCTTGGGACCGTCGATGGAGGGGCTGTCGCGCTCGTACTTGATCTCCGGCATCAGGATTTGCAGGCGGTAGCCGCCTTCCACGCAGGTGAACAGCAGGCTGCTGGTGCTGCTCAAAATGGCCTTGTCCACCAGATCCACATCCTTGAACAAGGCTTCCAGCTCGCCGCCGATCTGCACCAAGCCTTCGGTGATGTCGCCACGTTCCCCGGCAGTATCCGGGTCGTTGATGGTGTAGCCCGTGTCATCCAGGCCGCAGTCCAGGGAGAAGGTTACGGATTTGACACGCTTGGAGTAGGCCACGCCGCCCTCCATGAGCGACAAGCCCTTTTGCATGAACGTGCGGATGGGGAGCTCCACCGGAGCGGCCACATAGGGGGAGGTGCTTTTGTCTTCTCCCGCGCCAATGTAGTCGATGCTGGCCGACAAGCCGCCCTCGCCGCCAAGGGTGAGCGCCAGCTTTCCGGGCTTCAGCCCGCGATACAGGAAGTACGCGGGGAGGTCCGGAAAGGCCTTGTCGTTGACCATGCTGGGCATGTAGTCGCCCAGCTTGTATTCATGGTCGTAGAACGGGGCGGTGGCGGTAACAGCCCCGGCGGAAAAAGTTTCCGCCGCGTAGGTTTTGGTGATGAGGAGTTCCGCCGAGGTGCTGCCGCGCAAGACGGTGTAGATTCCGTCGTAGCTGGTGGAGCCGTCCACGGTGATGCGGCTGCCCACAGGCAGACCATGTGCCGGGCTGGGCAAACCGACCTTGCCGGAGCCCGCATCACGCGCGGCGCCCAGCAGCGCAACCTGCTGGGCCAGAGTGCAGGTTTCCGTTCCGGCGAGGGTTTCCGCCGTGTAGGTTGCGCTGATGACCAATTCGTTGGCGCTGGTTCCCGGCTGCAGGGTGTAGGAGCCATCGTAGTTCGAGGTGCCTTCGATAAGCACCGGCGCCCCGGCGGACAAGCCGTGCGCCGTGCTGAGCAGGCCGACCTTGCCGGAGCCCTTGTTCACCACAGCCGCGGCGTTGAGCGACACGGCCGCGACGACGGCGGTTGTCGGCAAACCGAAGAGGCTGCGCAGGTGCAGGCCGAAGTTGTGGGCGTCAACCGGGACCGACAGGCCGCCGGAAACATCCACGTTCCCGACGTCCGGAGCCGTGGGATCGCGCCGGCCGGTCAGGGTGGTTTTCTGCGTGAGCTTGGCCGTGGCGGTGATGGTGTTTTTTTCAATCGGCACCCGCCAGCCCTTGCGCGATTCAACCGGCGGGGCCACGCCGAACGTGGCCTCGAAGTCGATGATGCTCTTGCCTTTGTATCCTCTGGCCTGCTCAGTCATAAGGTCCTCCTTCCGCTAGATGGTGCGATGTTGTTCGATTTCGTAAAAGACTGCCCGCTCGAACAAGGCGCGGCCCGGCCGCGACGTTTCGCCCTCCCAGGTCGAAGGCGCGAACTCTGTTTGAGCAAGCACGGAAACAACTGTCTGCTCAAAGCCCCGCAACAGACGATAGCCAAGAATCTCAAGGTCCTCGCCCTGGTCTATGGGCTGTGTTTCCTGGCAATGTATGCCAAGCACCACGGCAACCGTGGATACTGCCAGCTGGGCTTCAAACCCGCCTTCATCTTTCGCCGGAAGCACGATGATGTAGGGGGCGTCCTTTTCATTCAGGGTGTCGGTGTAGGGGGCTCCCAGCGTTACATGCGCACGCTTGCCGAACAGGTTTTGGCAATAGGCGGCAATGTCCGGCGACCCGGAAAGCGCCGTAGACCAAGCCAGAGCGATGTCGTACGATTCAGGCATTTCGTTCATGGCGGCTCCTAGCCGACGCGGCCAAGCAAACGCTTCTCTACAAGATAGGACGCGATCTTGGCTTCGATGTACGGGGCGATTTGATCTTCCACCGCGCGAAACACAGGCTCGACCAAAGGACGCGCCGGGGTTTCGATGCTGGTTTTTTTGCCAATCTTCAGGCCGCGAGCGCTGAACAAACCGCGCATGCGGGCTGTAACGCCGGTCTTAAATCCTTGCTGCACCCACACGGCGTAGCGGGCGCTTTCTTTAGACAGGAAGCCCACGCGCACGCGCTGAAGCGACTTTTCGCGCATGTAGCCAACGGCCATGTACAAGTGGCCGAAGTGTCCGGTGTTCGGGTTGCTGGCGCGCGTGCGCCAGGCGCGGTCGCCCCGCTTTTGCAGCTTCCCAATGCCCGCCGACTTGGGCCAGTTGGTTCCCGGGGGACCACCTGCGCGCATGGCCTCGCGCACTTTCTTGCGCAAGATCCAGCCCAGCGAGGCCAAAGCTTTGTTCAGCTCCGCGGGGAAGGTGCGCGCAAGCATGGCCATGGCCGGGGTTACTGTGTCGTTGATGCGAAACAACGTGCCGCCACCGGAATGGAAGCCGTATGTGCGCCCGCGGATGTTCACCACGCCATCGGCGTTTTGGCCGTACACGTGGCCGGGGCCAACCGGACCCACAAAGCCCATGGCGTCATTCAGGCTCATCAATACCTCCCGCGCTGCTGCGCGGCGCAGAGGCAAATCCACCACATTGCCTCGGGACCGGTCTTCGGCTCGCGCGCCACGGCGCGCACCTCATAGATCAAGCCGTCTGCGCTGATGCTGTCCTCTGGCGTGGGTTCCTGCGGCACGTCGGCCACGCTGAAACGAAACTCGGCATGGCGGGCGCTGTGGGAGAAAATATCGCTCGGCCACTCGGAAGGGCACGGTCCGAGGCCGTGGCGCGAAACAACGGCCCGCACCTGCACAGAGGTGGCCTCACCTGCCTGATAGGCGACGGGCTCTCCGAGCATGTCTAGAAAATCCGAAGCGATGTCGGCGAACTCGGTCATTGGGACCACGCCTCCAGCAGCTGCAGACGGGCGGCGCTGGTGCGCTCAAGATCGCGCACGTACTGGCCCATGTCGCGCGACCAAAGCAGCAGGTCGGCTAGGGATGCTCGGCGGCGTATCCCGCCGCCATTCTGTCCGCCTTCACCGGGTCGGCCCGCAGTTCCGCCGGGAGCGAGTGCTTCGGGCAGGGAGTCGGGACGAACAGGGTATCCGTAGGCTTCATTGAGCAGCTCCACGACGTCAGGGCCAAGAGAACAAGCGCCAGAATCAGCAAGCGTTGCATCGGTCATCCTCCGGGTGATGTTGGCGCGGGCGGCAGCCAGCTCGCGCCGGGCGGTGATGAGGTCGGCGGCGATGGCGTTGCCAGCCTCCACCAACTGGATATTGCGGTCGAGCGCCTTGGCCAGGGACTCGGCCCCGGCTGTGGCGTACCCGGTGCGTAGTTCATTCAGGGTTGCCTTGCCCTTGGCGTCGGCCTCGCCGTAGCCGCTGGTGTGGCCCCAGCCGTAGCAGCCGATGCCGAGGATCAAGGCCACGGCCAGCGCAGGCCAGCTGAGAAGCGAGGATGCGGCCAGGCCGGAGAGCTTGCTGGTGAGCCAGGAAATCATGACGCCCACCATTCGCCGGTGCGCATCTGCCGGGAAAGTTCCCAGGCGCGGCCGGGCCGATTGTTCTTGACGCCCTTGGGCGAGTCAGGGGCGTAGTCGCCAACCTGCTCGGCCCAATCGCTGCGCAGCATCTCAAGCGCGGCCCCGGCGTAGTCGCCCGCCTGGACAAGGGCGAGGGTCTTGCGGAAGCCCGCCAGACCGTCCACGCCCATGTTGAACGACATGTTGATCAGCACGGCCAGGCGCGCTGGGTCCAGGCCGCCAGCCCAGGGCCAGCGGGACAGCACCGCCGCGCCGTCGAGCATGGCGTCCGTCATGAGCAGCCGTTCGGCCTGATCCAGGCTGAGGCGCTGGCCGAGCACGGCGGGGATGCCGGGCACGGGCCGGGCCTCGAAATTGTGGCCCCAACCGCCGGTGACCTTGCCCTTGGGGCAGAGGTAGAGCACCAGCCGCAGATCCTCGTGCCGCTTGAACTGCTCCAGCAAAAGCTTGGGGGGGAAATAAGTGGGGTTCATTGCGCACCTCCGGAGCCGTCACCAGCAGGCTGGGGCGGCGCTGGGGCCGGGGTAAGGCTGCCCGGCTGGCCGGGGCGGTCCAGGGCGCCGTCACGGTAGCTGCGCAGGCGCGCTTGCAGGGCCTCGGGCACGCGCAGGCCAAGGGCGGCCAGGTGCGTGCACACGGAAAGAAATTCGTTGATGGCCACGAAGATGACCATGGTGTCGCGCACGTAGTTGGCCAGGAAGGGGAAGGTTTTGGACATGGCCAGATCAAGCATGTGGGCGCAGGCGATGACAATGACGTAGAGCACGAACTTGGCCATTCCCTTCCGGGCCTTGGACGAGGACAGCGAGCTGGTGGCCCAGGCCATGTACAGGCCGAGGGCGAAATCCACGGCGTACAGTATGAACAGGGCGAGTACCGCGACATCGAGCCCGCCCAGGATCCAGGCAAAGCAGGCGAGGAAGGTTGACCAACCGGCTTTGAACCCAAAGTGCTCGAACAATTCCTGCATGGCCTGTCCTTTTTGTTTGCCCCGCCTCCGGCGGCCCGGGGTTCCCGGACCAGACCGCCAGAGGCGGGGCTATGCGAGGAGGTGGCTATCCGCTTAGAGGACGCCCTTGAGCAGGTAACCAGCGGCCTTCATGGTCAGCTTCTCCGCCGTGTTCTGGCGGGCGCGGATCACGTTGCTGCGGATCTGCTCTTCGCGGTAGCTCTCCACCACCACGGGGGTGGGGCTATCCTGCGTCCACATGAAAGTGCGGCCCAGGCTGGGCTCGCGCAGGTCCATGCCACCACTGGAGGTGACGCACAGCATAGCGTAGGTGCTGGACCAGATGCGAGCGATGGACTTGGCAAGGCCCTTGTTGGCGCTGTTGTAAACACCGCCAGCCACCAGCACACGGTCCACGCCGAAGTACTGCGCCAGCAAGTCGGAGCCGATCTGGCCGCGCTGCACGTTGGGGTTGGTGTATTTGATGCGATCGATGAGCGCGTTGCACAGCCCGAGAGACCGGAAGATAGGCTTGTTGATGATGAGGGTGTTGGGGGAGAGGCCGGTGAGGTCTTCGATTTCCTCAATGCCGGCGTTGACGTCCGCGAGAGGATCCGCCGTGTCGGTGGAACTCCAGGCAGCGGCCACGGTGTGCGGCGTGAAGTTGGCCTCGCTGTAGAGCAGATCGGCGATGCGCTTCTCCTGCCGCCGCAGGATCACATCCATGCAGCGCTGGGTGGCCACGAGTTCCGCATCGAAATAGCGGCTGAGGCGCTTGACCTGCTTGTCGTCGATCGGAGATTCGAAACCGTTTTCCTTGCAGAGGTAGTCATCCTCATCGTAGTGGAAGTCGTCACGGCTGTAGGCTCCACCATCGGCACGGGCGGTCTCCGGAATGGAGAGCAGGGCCTCGAGGGGAATGACCGGATATTGCCCGCCTTCAACATCGGTCTCAAACACGGGCAACACCTCAGCGCCGATGTAGCCGCTTTTGGCGGAGTCAAGCGAGTACTCATAGGCGCAGGTGGCCAGTTCCGGGCGAATGATCGCGGTGGAATTGCTGGGAGTGGGCATTGTGGTTCTCCTTTCTTTTCTTCCGCCGCGTCGCTAGGACACGGTCACTGTGCTGTTGAAGTCGTCGGGCAGCACCTCGACAATCGCCCCGGCAGCACTGGCTCCTTCCAGGAAAGTGCCGATGCGACGGTAGGTGCCCGCGCCCGAGGGCAGGGCCTGGACCTTGCCGTCGGCGGCGGCGAACGCGTCCGCGCCGCTGGTGGCAGCACCGGCAGTCTCGATCTCCATGGTGCCGGTCGAAGTCATCATCTTTACGGCGCCGGGTTCACCAGCCAAAAGAAGCTCACGGGTGGCGCCGATGAGCTTGTCCGTGGCCGTGGCGGTCATGAGCGCGAGCACTCCACTCGCGAGCTTGCACAGGCGATATGCGGGAATGTCGGTGCTGCCGACGGTGAACGTCTTTCTGGGTTCGTCGATGTAGGGCATGGTGTCCTCCTTAGGCCTTCTGGGCCTTGGGCTGCTGCTGTTGCACCCAGGCCTGGTGCGCCTCGGTGTGGGTGCGGGCCACGTGGGCAATGGCCTGGCCCTTGGTAAGCTTGGGATCATCCTTCTGGGCCGCCGCAACCAAAGCCATGAAGTCCAGATTGCCAGCTTCCGCGCCGCTCTTGAGCGGTTCGGCGTTGGCCTTCTCAAGCGCCGCAAGGGCTTCCTTCTGGGCCTGGCTGGTGCCTTCGGCTTTGGGCGGAATAGTGCCGCCCAAAAGGTCTTTGGCGGAAACGGCCATTTCCTGGGTCATTCCGGACTTGGCCAGACCTTCGAGCTTGGCGCCGGTTTCCTCGCCGAACATGACTTTGACCAGACCGACAACGCGGCTCTGCTCGGCCTGCACGGCCTGCGTGGAAGCGGCCTCGACGTTGGCCAGCTTCTGGCTGATTTCGGTGGTGGCTTCGGCCTTGATGGCCGTGACCAGGTCGGGATGTTCCGCCTTGAGCTGCTTCAGATCCATGGGTTCCTCCTGATGGGAAATTTTGGCTAAAAGGTTATCGCGCGTACCCACTTCATCAATGAGCCCCTGCGCCTTGGCGTCTGCGGCCAGGAACACCTTGCCGTCCGCCCACTGCTCCGCGTCGCTCACCGCCAAGTTGCGGTTTGTGGCCACAGTGTCCGTGAAAATCCCGTACAGCTGGTCCAGGTTGGCCTGGATGATTGCGCGGACTCTCCGCCGCCACGAATATGCCCTATGAGGTTCTGGCCAAGGACTTCTCCAAAACCAACTACTCCAGCGCTCGCGCCTCATTGCTTGAGG